AAAGGTTTTGATCAATTGGGTAAGCATACAGATTTACATTCTGCGATGAAGCATTTGGTATCATCACACAAGCAATAAAGTAATCCATTTAACATTAGAGGAGAGAACAAACTCTCCTCTTTTTCCTACTACATATTATGAACATTAATTTTTACGAAATCCTCAACCAAATTTCTAATTCTCCTTCTAAGAAAGAGAAGCAATCTATTCTTCTACAATACGCTTCTCCTCTACTGAAGCAATTCCTTTCTTTAGCTTTCCACCCTGATATTAGATTCTACCCTTCTTCTTTCCCAGAAGGATATAAAGAACCAGATACTCTTCCAGGTATCTCTTTCTCTACTCTTCCTTGCGAATTGAAACGTCTATATCTATTTCAAATTGGAAACGAAACAGCAGATTCTCTCACAATTGAAAAACGAAACAATCTCCTTCTTCAACTTCTAGAATCTTTGGAACCTGCTGAAGCACAAACACTTATTAATCTATTCAACAAAGATCTTAAAACTAAAGGTCTAACGTACTCTCTAATAAAGGAAACATTCCCAAACCTTCTACCATGAAAAAGAAACTATCTAAATTCTCAGACTTCGATCCAATTGAATCTAAAAAGAAGAAAAAACCAAAATTCAATCCTAAAGATGATCCCTCTAGAAAAAATAAGAAATATTTCATAAATATGGAAAAATAACCTTTACTTTCTATTGACTACAGAGTAGAATTAAACTCTAATAACGTTTACTTTCTATTGACTACAGAGTAGAATTAAACTCTAATAACGTTTAATATAAATACCCAATGTACCCCACAGGGTATACCAAAAAATGAAAAATGTAGGTTCTAAACCCTTGATTTAACATAAGTAAAAAAGCAAATAATACAATATGAAACCAACTCTAAATAATATTCTAATTGAAAGAATCCCAGGTTCAAAAGAAACAGAATCAGGCATAATCCTAAAATCAACTCTAGACCAAGACAAAGGCAAAGTATTAGCGATTGGTCCCGATGTTACAGAAGTAAATGTAGAAGATACAGTATTCCTAAATTGGAATGCCGCAACCAAGGTTGAAGGAGAACTCTACATAACACCTATTGACGAAGTTATCTTCATTTATTAACGGAGAATCATTTATGACACATTTTAGATTCGTATTGATAGCCGCGATCGTTCTTGTAGGTTCTACATACATCGCCGTAGAATATCCAAGCATTTTAGAGAATCCCGCGAAGATTCTTGGAATCTTTGATTCTTTTTAACCAGTAACCAAGCATCCCGCGTTACATCCCGCGGACCGCGATATTTATCCTTAGGAAGAAGACAAAAATGAGTAAAGCAGAGCAATTATATAAAGCAATTTCAGCGAGACCCTTTTCATACGGAGAGAGCGTATCCATTATCCTTGAGAATAAAGGAAGACCTGTTTCTTCATTACCAGAAGAAGACTTCATATTCGAAGATAATTCCGTGATTCGCGTATCGAATAATGGTATATCCCTCCTAGAGTTTCTTGTTGAATAAAATTTTTCGGTTATTGTTCGCCATTTCTATATTTCCCTTCGGGAAACACCACTGTTTTGCGAAAGCACCGCGAATATATAAATATAAGATAATATAGATATATTTGTTGGAATATGGAGAGAAATAAAATATGGCAACATCACTAATTGTCACAGGAGTTCAATATCCAGATGGAACAGTACAAACAACAGCGGGGTTAACAAGTGTGGTAAAGAGTATACAAAGAGGGTATGTATCAAATCCCGCAGCAGCTACATATAATGTGACTATGGCTTCTGTGACTACAAGTAAGATTATGATTTTGATTGACGGTGGGTATGGTCGCGTCGATACAGGCGGCTATTTTTCCTCTACAGGTGGTACTGTTTGTGTGCCAGTTTTAATCTCCGTAAACTCTTCTACTCAATTCACGGTAGGAAATTTAATTTTTTATTATACGGGAAATAGCTTCGCCCAGTTTATTCCATTTTCTTGGCAAGTTATTGAATTTTATTAATGGAGAATATTATGTTTTATTACGCAACAATTTCGAACGAAAACATTGTTATCGCTATCTCAGAATTGACAGCAAACGTTCAGTATGATGATATGATTTCTATTCCATCATACAATTTGTCATTTATTGGAAAACTTTGGACAGGAAAAGAATTTATAGATAATCCAAATCCACCAGTAATAGAAGAGTTAACGAGTAATACAGCAACTGCTTCTGTAATTTAATATTTGGTTTTTTATTGTGATTAATATATATTATTTTGGGTATTGTGCCTCAAATAAACAAGACGTTTTTGTTGGGAAGGATATCCCCGCTAATGTATTAAAGAATATATCCAATTTTCTTAGTGGTAGAGAATTGGGTGATGTTGTAAATATAGACGATATTAAAGATTTAGATAGAAGAAGCAAAAGGGATTTTGTTAATGTTGATGTGTCAAATGTAGGCGTTTGTCAAGATTCTAATTCTGATATAAAAAAGTGTCCAGCATTTACTTCTTATGTAAACCAAATGTGGAGTATTAATGCCCCACATTCCATTCGTATCAATTCCGTTGAAGAACTTCGAAATTCAGAAGAGGTTGCTGAAAAAATAACAAAGAGTAATGATGGAATTCCTATATTAGAATATAAAAATCTTAATGTGATATTCTTCTCCTCTGTAGAAGATGTTTGGATAGAAACGTTTCCGGCATATTTTCACAATAATCCATCCTTGCGATTGATTCCTGGATCATTTAATATCTATAATTGGCAAAGACCTATTGTACCAACGTTTGAGATATTAGACTTTAATATTGAAATAAATGAAGGCGATCCTCTACAATATATAAGATTTAGAGGAAAAGATCCTGAAGAAAGATACAATTTGATTAAAATGAATACTGTAATGTCAGATGAAAATTTCGATAAAATGGATAATCAATTAATCGTGAAGAAAGATTTCCCTAATAAAAGTTGGAAAATTGTAACAGGAAAACTTCCAAACCTAGACAGGATCGATATAAATTCTGAAGTCTTTAATACGAATTTTTTGTAGAAACAAAAAAAAGTAATTATGTTTATTCACTGTGATGTGTCAATTATTCCAGAAATGGAATCCAAAACTATTGACGGTAGAGAATTCGTAGGGAAAAGAAAGGGGAGTTAACTCCCCTTTTTCTTATTCCAAATCTAATTTTAATAGATCGAGAGTTTCTTGTTCTTCATCAGATAAACTTTCTTTAACTGACAATTGATCGTATAAAGTTTGTTTTTCCTCAAGCATTTTATTTGAATTTTTTTCAACGATTTTATTTTCCTTTTCTACTAAAAGGGGGTCTTTATAAAAGGTATCACCATCCCAAATAAATCCAATTTCTACATCTCTATTGTTTGCCATAATAACTTCTTCATTATATTGTTTTAGCATATTAATGGATTCATAATCATTAGATTCAATAATATTGGTAACGATTCCATTAGAAATTGTTGCAAATTTATACATAATTAACTCCAAAAAATTTGACAAATACCAGCACCACCAGCAGAAGGAGCAACTGTAGTTATTCCACCTCTCCACGTATTATTTGACGTTCCTGATTGAGTGGCAGGAGCACCACCGGCACCTATAGCCACAAAAACGGAAGCCACGTCTTTTACGGGAACATCACGAATTACGATTTCTCCGCCACCGCCACCTGGACCGCCGATGAAATTAAATGTGGTTCTGTTAGCTCTTATATAAGCGCCACCGCCGCCACCACCACCAAAAATGCCGGGAGTTGCTTGTGTTGGTGTTGTGTTTCGTGCTGGTCTTCCGACACCCATTCCTCCATCACCAAAGGAAGCGCCACCGCCACCACCGGGACCGTATTCCGCAGAATCATCATCATTGATATTCCATATACCAGATGTGCCGGAATTACCGAAACCGGGAATTGCTCCACCACGTCTTGAACCAGCGGCTCCACCAGCACCAGAGATAGAATTTCCGGACGGCATACCTGCGCCTCCATGAGTTTTAACTCTCGTTCCGTTATTGGTTGTATAGGATTTACCAGAATTTGTGTTTGTTATTACTTGTGGAGGGCTACCGAGAATAATTCCGGATGTGTGAAGCAAAAGAACTTCTCCCCCAGATACGCCACCACCATTACCGCCCCAACCATTTATAATATTTTCGTTCCATGCAGAGAAATCTGCTCTTAGAGCACCAAAACCGCCAGAAGCATAAATAGGTATTGGAGCATAGAAAATTGAGTTTCCTCCACTTCCACCGGGAGAATCCCAATAACCGCCGCCCCCACCGCCACCAGCCATGACGACTTTTACCACCTCAACGCCTTCTGGTTTTACCCATGTTCCCGAAGTAGTAAATGTCTGTGATTTCCACGATCCACCAGATGAACCGCCTAAAATAGCTGTTAAATTTGTAGTCATTTCTTACTCTTCGTTATTTTCTGAAACTTCTTGTTGTTGTGCTTGAACTTGTGGGATTGCTTGTTGTTTAATTTTCTCAACAAGTTCTGTTACTTGTGCGTAGGGCATTTGTCCTAGTGCAGTTAATACGCCATTCACTTCAGCAATTTCAAGGTTTAGATTAATCATAGTTTTCTCCAATAAAAATAATAAACAAGAAGGAATTTGTTCCTCTTGGTTTATTTATATTTTTTTATAAATACTTTAATCAAAACAATAAGGTATTTCTGGAATGAAAACGTTTAAAGAATTAAGAAAAGAAATCAACGAATCAGTTATTTCTGAAGCGGATAAAAATGATCAATACGTTAATGACCCTTGGTTGGGAACTAAACCATTCTGGCAAAAGGCAAAACAAAAGGTTGCTGCTGTTGGTCAAATGATTCCGGGAATGAACAAACCATTAAAATCTCAGAAACCAAGCGTTCCTGTTAGAAGCGAACCAACAACAGATGCAGCAAAACCTCAGCAGTCTTCTATAGAATCCAGAAAACAAAGAGCGCAAGAATTAAAACAATTGGGTAAAGAAAGATCAGCAGCAAAACCTGCGCCAGTTCCTTCAACAACCACCCCGAAACCAACTCCAGCCCCTAAAACGTCTGTGGCGAAACCAACTCCGGTCCCTAAAACGTCTGCGGCGAAACCGAATATTAAACCAATTCCAAAACCAGCGCCAATACCCGCTAAGAAGTCCTTACCAACTTCTTCTCCAGCTATGGACGATTTGAGGGCAAGCGCTGCAAGAATGAAATCAGCGACTTCTGATATGGCGTCAAAAACGGGAACATTAAAATCTGTATTGACGCCTCAAACTAGAATGGAGAAACCTATTTCTCCGGGCGGACAGTCTAGTTCTCAAGTACGTTCTGCAATTTCTAAATTGGGTGGAGAACCAGCAAAACCAGTAGGTCCAGAACCAAAACTTTCCCCAACAACCCCACCAAGACTTTCTTCTTCTGAATTGAAAAAGAATCCTTCTGCTGGCGGCGGAAAATGGGTTTGAGGGTTTAGTGATGAAAACTTTCAAACAATTAAGAGAACAACAAAGAACAAATTTGCAAGAAACTTTTGACGTCTTCAGCGAAGAAGAGTACGCAAAATTTATTGAAGACGGTATCTTTTCTGAAGAAGAAATTTTAGAAATTAAAACTTGTATAAACGAATATTCTACCAAAGAATTTAGTAGAGATCTTGGAGACGTTTCTTCTGGATACGCTCAAGGTCTTTTAGGTAAAGAGAGATTTAAACGTTGGGGTGGTAAAGCGAGAAGTTTCTTTACTGGTAAATCTCCAGAGGAAGAAGAAAAGAAAATAGAAAAGTCCCAACAAATTAGAAAACAGAGAAGCCCAACATTATTTAAGAGCGGCGAAAGAGTAGGTCGAGCAATTCCTTCTGTTGTTGGCGCTACTGTTGGTAGTAGGGTTGGCGGAAAACTTGGCGGTTCTTTAGGTAGAGTTGTTGGAGGCGTTACTGGCGGTGCTATGGCTGGTGGTGGTGCAGAGTATTTAAAGAAATCTGAAGAAGAAAGGGAAAGGTTGAAGAGAAGGGCAGAAGAATTAAAACGTCTGGGTAAAGAAAGAGCTGCCGAAAAGTCTCAACAACCTTCAGACGCAGCAAAGCCTGCAAAACTTCCTACCACACCAGCAAAACTTCCTACCACACAACAAAAACTTCTTCCTGGAACTAAACAGCCAGACGATTTAGAAAAGGCAAAAGAATTGATTAAGAAAAGGGAAGCGTCTGTTTCCCCTATATACAAAGTTGGAGACGTTTTGGGTAAACTTTCTGGCGGTTCTAAAGAAGTAGAAAGCGGCGTTGCTGACACTTATTCCAGACTATCGAAAGACCCTAAAGCTGCTGCTGAATTCTTAAAAATACAACAACAAAGAAATAAAGAAATGGGTGTGAAATAAATTATGGTGAATCGTTATATACCAAACGAAGAAGACAAAAAGAAGATGGCTGAAGAAATAGCCAGAACAGCTTCTTTTCTTAATAAGAAACCGCAAAGACAGGGAAGCAATCAAAAACTGGAAGATTATCAGAAACCTGATAAAAAGTGATTGGATATACTCCCGAAATAAAAACTATCTATAATAGGTTAAAAGGTTCTGCTAAATCTCGCGGAATACCTTTTAACCTATCCATAACAGACCTTAATAATCTAACCTATCCTATTACATGTCCTATTTTAGGAATTCCTATTAAATTTAATAGAAATAAAGCAGAAGATAATTCTATTTCTATAGATAGAATAGATTCTACAAAGGGATATGAAATAGATAATATTATTGTAATTTCTTTAAAGGCGAATAAATTTAAAAGTAACGCTTCAAAAGAAGAATTACAAAAACTATCTGAATTTTATAAAAACCTTTAGTATTCTTTAATCTTTAAGATTAAATCTCCTTCGCCTTTAATTATTCTGTGCCAAGTTTCTTTTTGGACAGGATATACTTTATCTATTTCTAATTTTATTGGGAGTTGATTATCAATTTGTAATTCCCAATCTTCTCCAGAAACTGCTGTTATTAACCTATCTTTTTTATCTTTGTGCCAATAGAAATCGTTGGAATCAAATGTAGAATCAAATATTCTTAGAGTGTGATCTGGTTGTTCTTCATCAATATATGGTAGCATATCACCAATATCCACTTCTACCTGCTGGCGTTTTTGCCATATACTTATTCACCCTACACGCCCAATACCCAGGAGAAGTCTTATCTGTTTTATCTGAGCAATTATGTCTTGCAGCAAATGCCTTTTTCCTTTCTGGGTTATCGTACTTGACAGCCAATCCAGTAGTATCACCAAAAGCAACCTTCTTAATATTCCCTGACTTTGGGTCTCTTACGTGAACATAAAATTTCTTAGGTCCGCCCCTTTTCGGTTTATTTAATTCTGGAGTTTCTTCTTCAATAATTAAATCTAACGGAACCATTTCATTTTCATACATCGCAAATTCGCCCAAATCGGAATTAATTAACTCTAATTCGTATTCAGAATAGTTATAGCCTTCGAGTAAATTCTTATTATAATATTCTCTCAGAGTATGAATAAATTCAAAATACATTTCTGATCCATACCTAAAAACGCAATCGTCGAAAGGGATGTTATTTTCTAAATGATATTGGAACGCTTCTGAAATTATATTTTCTGATAAATGTTCTTTAAATTGTTTCATTTATTGCACCAAGATTGCTTTTTACCGCCATAATAAGGTCTAGCGAATTTCTTTTCTATTAAGGAATCTGATATACTTTTACCATCAAGATAAATTTGCCCCAACCATCTACCATACTTATCGTAACCAACAATCTTTACTTGTTGCTTTTTACTTTTCTTAATTAAACTTTCAACGTATTTCTTTGCTTCTTCTCCAAGTATTGCTTCGTTACCACAATTTGCCCAACGGTTTATGTTTGGAGTATCTACATTAGATAATCTCATTGGCATTTGTTTTTTTAATGGTGCGGGCATGAATGGAGCGGATACTAAAATCGTATCTGCATCTATAATTCTCAAAATTTTAATTTGTTCTTCTGAATAACTATTGATTGGAAGAAATATTAGTAGTGCTAGTAGGAGTTTCATTATTTTTTAATTCCTTGTCTTTTCTAAAAATTGAGTCATAGTTATCATAATATTTTTTTGAACTTGTTTTTGTCTGGATTTTATCTCCAGTAATCGGATTGGTTGCAGTTTTTCCCATATTATCCTTTAATTTTTAATATTATCGCAGAACTGAGTAATATTGCAATAAAAATTAATGCTTCAATTACCAAACGTTTCATGTATTTATTAAAGGTATTCTTCTTTTGGAGCGTTTGCTGGGATAGGGTTTGTTATAGTACCATATTCACAAGTAACGTCTTGTATTTGCCTTATTTTCTTTTGTGCCTTTTTAGCGAATTGCTTTTGAACCTTAATACATTCTTCTTTTGATTTCATTTCTTTAACCAACAATTCGTCAGAATTTGCAACAGTGATAACCAAAAACCAAGACAATATTTCCATATAAATTCCTATAATGTTGGGGAGAGTTTTTACTATTTATACGCTAAGAACTATTTAATTATAAATACTCTCATTTAGAGAGGTGAATGATATGTCGTTAAAATCTACTATTATATCAAGTTTTGCAAAAATCGTTTTAGGTTCTTCTTTATTTGACCGCATTAAAGCGACTGTACTTAGGGTTGATGGAGACGATATTCCTGGTTCGGAAAAACGTGATGCCGTTGTTAATGAGTTAAGAATTATAGGAATTAGTGCCGCGAGTTATTTAATTAATCTTGGAATTGAATTGGCGGTTGCTTATCTCAGGACACTGGCGGAAAAGCAAAAATAAGGGAAACTATAATGGCAAACAAACCCTCAAATAAAAAACCTATAACAGTAGAAGAAACCGTTATTGTTGAAGAATCTCCAAACGTTGCTGTAAAAAGAATTCTTAAATCAAAAACTATATGGGTGAACCTTTTAGCGTTTTTGGCGTTTTGGGTTCAGAAAGAGTATGGTTTCGTTGTATCTGAAGATTTACAAGTGCAAGCGTTAACATTGATTAATATATGTCTCAGATTTGTCACTAAAGAACCTATTGCCTGGGGTGGTGAAAATGGAAATTCTAAGGAAGCTTCTTGAAATTATCTACGAATTTCTAGAACAAAGAAAAACATGTAAAGTAGAAAAACAAGAAGTAGAAAAGGTTCAAATAGAACAAAAAGAAAAGGTTGAAAAAAACCTAAAAGAACGTAAGAAACAAACCGTTAAAAAACCAAAAAAGGAAGATTTTTTCAATGATGAGAATTGGTAAATATATTATACTTGTATTGTTATTAACCGGGTGCGCCCCAAAACCTTCCGAACGGATTGTTTATGTGACTACTCCTCTTACTTTACCCCCTAAACCAGAATTACAAAAAGTTAGATCGGATAGTTTGGTTTGTGTTGATGATGAAACTAAATGGGCTTTACTAAAAAGAGATGTAGCCATAAAAAACTACATCTCTGAATTAGAAACGATCATTAATTCTACAAAGTCAGAAAAATAACATTTTATCTTTTCTTAGTTGTAGGGTTAGTTCTCTCATTCTTGACCAATCTTCAACGGTCATAACTCCTTGTTTCCTTTCTATTACAGAAATTGTATAATTGATCGCGAAAAACCAACCAAACCAAACTCCAAGAATTAAACCGAAAAAGATCCCAAACTTCATATCAACTAATTGTTTTCCAAGAAATGATTGAATCGTTTTTAAACGCCCGCCAACCTTCATCTTCTATAGACCATACAGCAGTAACGTTTTGATTTACCTTTTTGCTGGTGGCGGTTGTTTCTGACCTTTCTGGTAATAGGGATTCTTGTAAAGTGGCAGTCATTACCCTAGTGCTACCATCAGATTTAGTAAATACTATTTCCACCAAATCGTTCTTTAATGCTGTATATAGTTCATCCATTGTTTAATACCCTATCAATAATGTGTTCTGCAATCCCGAACGTTGAAAACGGACCTTGTGGTACTGGTCCCTTGCTCCAATTAGGAAGCATAGGGACAACGTAACCTTTGCTGGTTTGTTGAATCAGAAAGCCACGGTACACCTTTGAAAAATATTTGTCGCTCATTGCAGTCTCCGAGTGAAAAAATAAGGTTAAAATTCCCAACTTCAAGATAATTTTACCCTTATCGCAACAGGAAGTAAAGCGTCTCATTTTTTGTAATATTTTCCGTAGTTGGTTTTCAGAACCACAATACAACCATCATATAGTTCGAAATTTGGTGCATCTTTTGCTTTTTCTATTTTTTTAAGAAGAAAATTAAATTCCTCTTGTAGTTGTTCTGGAATATTGTACCTTTCCTTTCTTAGGATTTGTTGGTTCAGCAAATCTCTTAAATGCTTTCCGAACTTTGATTTGTTCTCTGTATTCTCTTTCTCTTTCGAGAAGTTCATCGTAATTTTCCTCATTATCCCAATCAACAAGGTTTGCTACCTTTCCGCCTTTCATATTAGTCTCCGTTTTGTGCAAAAAAGATGTGTTGTCCAATGTGCGCTTGTTTTGACATACTTTTACTCCATTTTGGCGCTTTAATATATTGCGCAAAATAAAATTGCGATTTATCCAAAGTTGTTACTCTAACTCCCTTTGTAAAAAGGTTTGCTGAATGTTTTGCTCTTTCCCATTGAGCTTTATTTTTGGGGTTTGCGTTTCTAAGTTTTTTGTGGTTCGTCCAAGAAAATTGTTTTGGGGCATATACTACATCACAAAACGTATCACCCCATTTACCAGACAAAACCCTATTATAAGTTACATTAGCGACTGCCATTTGTCCCAATAGCGGTTCAAATGAAGTTTCCCAATAAATATTTTTTGCGAGACAATCAAATTCTTTATTTGATAAAGAAATTTTCTTCCCGGTATTATATAATTGAGAGTATTTGGTTTTTGGCTGTTTAACGTTTAATTTGTACTCCTCCGTATCGGGCTTTTCCAGAGTAACGTCCACAGTACCTCTATTACTATTTCTATTGAGGTAATTATCAATTTCACAAGAAATAATATACCCGCACAAAACTAAAGAAACTCCAAACAAAGCTACATGTCCCGCATCAGAATTCTTCCATACGAGTTTTGATGTTTCTTTCATCGAATTGTTCAATTTTTTGAACGGTGTTGTAAAGTTTTCAGTATCAATTACAATCTTCATAACGAAAAACGTTTTTATTTTTAAGGAAGGTAAATTCTAAGCCTATGCCAAGAAAAAGTAAAGGGGTCCGTTTAGACCCCTTTTTATTTTCCAGATAAAAACCTTATAATAGAATTAGATGGTTCGCAACATAAAGATACGAAAATTCAAGACGAATATAGAGATATAATTATCTCTACTCAATACGGGATTGATGTAATAAGAATAACCTATAAAGAATATAGGTTAAAATCTATAATGGACGAAATAAAAGAATTATTGGAAATAAATTGAGCGGGCGACTGGTAACTCTCCAGCCTCTTTGGATTGGAAATCCAAGGCACATATATCTATACCACACCCGCATAAACTTTAAAAGAACATTATAATAAAAACAATTATTAGAAATCCTGTTGCTACTATATAGGGTTCATATTTTAGCATGATTACAACTTCACAGTCTTTCCACATACAGAACATGTTGCCTCAGATTTCTTTTGATCTAGAGACATAACGCGATTTCCTTGACCATACTTGGCATCTTGAAAATCAGACGCATGAGAAGGATTACCCTTACAACCACATCGCTTAATAACAGTTCCAGACATAATATATTCTCCTTAGATAATAAACACAACCAACATCACTAAACAAATACAAACTATAATTTGTTTAACTTTTTCTATTCTTATTAGAAACTTTTATTTAAAGTCTTCATGCCAAGCCCCAGAAAAACAGTGCATAACCTCATGCCCAATTGTAGCCATTGAAGTTTTCTTTTCTGTTATTACAAGACAAGTATCAAACCCCAAAGTTTTATCCCAAAACGCGCATGCTTCTACAACGTATCCGTATGGCTTTTTACCACGTTTTTTCTTTTCTTCGTTACACGCTTTGGTTACATTTTTTGCAGTACGCCAAGTAATGTTTGACATATTAGTAAAGTTCTTTGTAGCGTCAAAGAGGGCATTAGGGTTTTCGTGATATTCAATATATCTTTCCGCATTAACAGAAAAAGAAACCAAAATAAAGCCCAAGATAAAAACAGATTTCATAATATTCTCAATGTTGTTTACTTTACGAAAGATATCGTAACCCAATCAACCTAAAAAGTAAAGTCACACTCCAAAGAAAATTTCCCAGTGTTCGTCCGGTTGAGTTATCTCTTCAACAGGAGAATCAGTCAACCGGACTCTAGTTTCATAATTTCTTTCTTTCATATTATCCATATACAGAAAAGATTGCTGTAAAGTTTCAAAATAACGTAAAGGTTCCCAATTAACAATATCAGTAATATAATCTGATTTATTATATCCTTCTACTAGATATATCATGCTACTTTTAAACTCTTTAATCTGTCAGCACAAGTTGATGCTGCCCAGGCGTTTGGTTTAACCAGGGGAACAACGTTACACATACCCCGAATATAACCTACTGCTTCAGATATAACACAAGAAGAACCATAATGTTCATCTGGATTTATGTCTATATGAACTTCAACATCTCTATCTTCAAGTACATCTTTCAATTTAAGATATAGTTCTGCAATTTTGTATACTTCTGTCATTAATCGCATTCTTGGTTTTGCTTTCTTTTGGTCGAAATCTCTTTCTCTGGCGATTTCGCCAAACACTTTACAACCGTGTTTACCATCAATATGGACTACAATTACAGTCGCATAATCCGCATACCATACACCATTAATTTTGAATCGTTCAGAATCGCCACCAATATAAATTTTAGTTTGGGGACTTAACGATTCTATATACGTTTGAACTTCTTTTATGTTTATGGTATGTTTCATAATTCACCTACATTATTTTTCCTCTATTATATTGGAGCGGGTAATCGGTTACGATCCGACGACTAATGCTTGGCAAGCATTGATTTTCCCAATTAAACTATACCCGCAAATTTGGCACGCCACCAAGGATTTGAACCCTGAACGTTCGGGTTGGAGCCGAAAATGTTACCATTACACCAGTGACGTATTATTCTTTACTTCTATTCAAGAATGCTTCTGATCTTAATCTTTTCTTTTCTAATATAGTTAATACTTGACTATAAAGAACGTCTATAGATTTTGTTTTAAGGATAAATTGTTCTTGATAGGCGCAATCTCTTACCCTATTAATTGCTCTTTCTGATAAATTGTATATTTCTTGAGCTTCTTTTTGATCCATAATATACTCTAATAAATTGGTCCGGATTGAGAGATTCGAACTCCCGTCCCTGCGTCCCAAACGCAGTGCTAAACCAACCTCAGCTAAACCCGGAATAAATTGGTGGAGAATATCGGATTCTAACCGATCTGTTATCCTCGGTGCAAGCGAGGCGACCACCACTAGCAGTCCCATTCCCCTTAAATTGGCTCCCAGTGCAGGTAACGATCCTGCCTCGTTCTCCGTTAACAGCGGAGCGCATTCACCATGATTGCTAACTGGGAATTAAACTTTTACTTATATAGAAGAAAATCTATTATAATCTACTTTATGTTTATTTATTTTTACTTCTTGTATGTGTTCTATCAATATTCTTTTCTTTTCTTTTGTTCTGTAAGTTTTTCTTGTAGAACTTCTATCCCATTAATATTTTTCAAATTTTTGAATTTTTCTTTTATTTCTTTTTCGGAAACTTTACACCACTCAGAATTTCTTTCATCAAAAGTTTTATGTAGATTAGATTCTTCTAACAATCTATTATGAGAAAAATAATAATCTATTAAATAATAATCTCTATGAGGCGAACTTGTTTGGTAAGATTTTAATCTATCCATTACATCAATAGCAGATCCAATCTTTACATAATCTTTCCAAGCAGGATTACCAATTGCATAAACAAATCCCTCTTTTATACCAGTTGAAGAATTATTGTTCCATTTATACTTAATCTTTAGTAAGTCTCTTCTGACATAATCATATTGTAACCTATACGCTCTTTTTCTAGTTTTTAACGATTCGGTATCTTTAATTTTAAATATTTTTTCTAAAACTTCTTGATAAACTTCTCTAACAAAATCATCACCCAAATTTATTTGTTTATTATTTCGGGTCAACCAATTTTCAATTAACATTATATTTTGATGTGTAATTTTCATAATATTTTTATTTAAAATGGAGCCTCCACCCGGAGTTGCGCCGAGTTATCCTGAGTACAAATCAGGTACATCACTAACAATGTTTTAGAGGCAGTTTTTTTATTTTACTACACAACCTAATAAATGTAAAGTAGTTTTTAAATTGGCGGTTCCACCGGGGAACGATCCCGGACTTATGCCTTGACAGGGCATCGTGCAGACCACTACACTATGGAACCATAACTCTTTGGTGGCGATAAGAAGAATCAAACTTCTGCTCAGAGGATATGAATCTCTTGTTCTATCACTAAACTATATCGCCTAAATACATTTTTTTAACATTGAGGTTACTATGGAAGAATTTATTGGCGTTATTAAAATGTTCGCTGGTTATCGTTGCCCAAACAATTTTATGTTTTGCGAAGGTCAAACATTATCAATAAACGATCATCAAGCATTATATTCTATTATCGGATCTGTTTATGGGGGAGACGGTATTCATAACTTTAAGCTCCCAGATTTACGTCCAAAAAACAACACAATTCCAGATTGGGGAAATAATCCAAGATACTTGATTTGTATCAACGGTTTATATCCAGACTTCTTCTAATACCCATCGCCCTTCGGGGCGATTTTTATTTGGTGCTCCTAGATGGTATCGATCCATCGTTTCCGAATTATCAGTTCGGTATTCTACCTTTGAATTATAGAAGCAAATTTGTTACCCTATTACCTTTAAGCATTGGTCAACCATCCACCTCGTTGCGTCGAGGCAATTATTTAACATACTTATCAGTCATTTTAAGTCGGAGGAAGGGCGTTACCGACATTAGTTGCAACACAAATTGGTGGGGCGAGTGGGATTCGAACCCACTCGGATATAATCGCTAGATTAAAAGTCTAGTGCCGCAACCAATTCGGCGTCCGCCCCTTATATTTCTAGACTTTACGATTATATCCAATATTCTTTTATTATATTGTAAAATTTTTACAATCTTGTAGAGACTCCAATATCAATAAATTTATTTGTTTAGATACTATTTCTATTTTTTCTTTCTGAACTTTTATACAATAAGAATTCTTAGGATCAAGATAAAGATTAAATCCAGGAAGATAAAAATCAGGAAAATAATTTTTACTTTTTCCGTTTAACGTATATTTGATTGGAGGTGGTCTTATCCAATCAATACTTAATTCGTCCAACCTTATTGCTAAGGCATCTTCCCAAGAAGAATCAAATATAAATTCTCTTCCTATTTTATCAACAAATTTATGCGATTTTTTACAAACCCTTTGGTGTTCAGAATTTTGTGCAGCAATGCTTATCTTTTTCTTTGTTTCTTCTGTTGGGTATAAAGTTCCGTTCTTTATTTTAGTTTGTAACCCTTTTTCTGTGGAATTAGAATAGCAACCTCGCTTATGGGCATCAGAAATAGAATTTTTCCAAGAATCTTTATCTTTTATTGGATAAAGATTCTTTCTCTTTGCTAGATTTTCTTTATCAATTTTTGATCTTGGGTTAAATTCACACCATCTTGAATGACTCGCTTTTTTGGTGGCGGAAAATCCAACAAACGATAAATCACAATACTTACAGTTAATAAGATTTTCTATTTTAAATTTTCCACCACCATTACATAATTTACTATCATAATGTTTTGAAAAATTTATAGAAGTAACTGTTGATTTACATTTCAAACAACAAACTAAACTTTTTGATGACGGAATAGCATTTTTTAATTTCCTAGACATTTTTTTCTCTACCAAAAATATATTGCGGGGAAGACAGGACTCGAACCTGCATACTCCAATTACTCGGTTAACGACGGTTTAGAAGACCGTTGAGATACATCCCCGCAATATATTCTTAAACTTTCTGGTGCCCGCCATTGGATTCGAACCAACTTTCCCCCGATTATGAGTCGGACGCATATACCACTTATGCTTGACGGGCAGAATTTGGTGGATGAGGTTGGAATCGAACCAACTTGCCGAAGCCACGGGGTTACAGTCCGCTGCCCTACCATTAGAGCATCTCATCCAAAACTCTTTATATAAAAATATACTATCACAGATCCTCGACTTTTTCAAGCCTCCTAGCACGGTCTGGTTCCTCAGTAACATAGATGCACTATCAATGAGTCGCTTCTATAGTATATTTTTATATAAGATAGAACATTCAATCCTAAACTTGCTGACACAAGATACTCGCTATTGTCAGATAACCGGGAGTTACGGTCCCGTTGAATATCCTATCTTATAAATCGTATAATGAGATAACAATCCTAGATTGTATCCTTTATCCACTTCACAATGGAGAACCACGTGCTAAAATGCTTATTAGTCGTCTTATCTCATTATATAGAAACGCATTTAATTGGAATCGAACCAACTCGTCCGTAATACAGACTGTTATCCAAACTACTCGATGATCAGTCGCAAAATGCGTTTTTATATAATTGAACCGATACTTATACAAGTAGGAGCAATGCTCGGTTCAACACATTGTTTACCAATTTCGGGGTAACACCTAGATGTCTTTCCATCAGTCAAATGATATTTCCTATCATTATGTTTGGTAGCGGGAGGTGGATTCGAACGCACCGACCACGAGCTTATGAGACTCGCATTCTACCTCTGAACTATCCCGCTATAAATTGGTACACCGTAAGGTATTCGAAACCTTCTCCCCAGAGTGAAAATCTGGAATCCTAAACCACTAGACGAACGGTGCATTAAAATTGGTAGTTGCGGAGAGACTCGAACTCTCAATCCCGAAGGCAAATGCTCTTAAGGCACTTGTGTATACCAGTTCCACCACGCAACCATTATTTTTCAACTTTTTAAAGAGCAGTTCCAAACTATAGAACTATTATACTTACTTAATTTAAAAAGTAAAGCACTTTTTTGAGGATCGTCGCCAGAGGATTTTATCCTATCTCATACGAGAACCACGATCAAGGTGGTATTTATTGACCCCACCCACTGCTTATACACTAACCTTCAAGGTCTATCGGTTGTGCTATCTTCTTCAGATTTAAAATTGGTCTGGATGGCAGGATTCGAACCTGCGACAACTCGGTTCCAAACCGAGAACTCTGACCAAACTGAGCTACATCCAGATAACTTGGAGTGCGCGACAGGACTCAAACCTGCATAAGAAGGGTTGCAGCCAACTACCTAATCATTCGGTCACGCGCACATTAAATTTTTAGCTCCTAGCAGGTTACGATCCTGCGCCTCATTCTTACCAAGAATGTGTTCTACCATTTCTACTATAGGAGCAATAAATTGGTAGCGATGGAGAGACTTGAACTCTCAATCCCGAAGGCATTAGTTTCTAAGACTAACGTGTATGCATTCCACCACATCGCTGTTAAATTTCGGAAAGCGTTGGTCTCGATCCAAATACCTTGGCAGGTACGATCTACTTAGCAGGTAGTCCCAGCACCCCGACTGGTTCACTTTCCATTGACTATTTTTATATCTTACTACGTTTTTACAAAAAGTAAAGTCAAATTTTATCTTTGATTCCAATTTTATGTAAATAATATTTTGCTGTTAACATATTCCCTTTTCTCAAATGTTCTATTGCTTTAACTTTGTTCCATTTTTCATCGTCGGTGGTTTCCGGGGCAAATTTTTGTACTTTATTAGATAAACTATCTCTAGTGTGGAGAACTCCTTTATCAACTGGAATACTATTTTTGGATTCAAAAATATTTTCTATAAACTCTTTATACGTTTTCATTTATTTGTTCCGTAAAAATAAATATTTATTTATTTAAATATAAATTTGGCAGAAGACAGCAGAATTGAACTGCAACCCTTTCGGATCACACTGCTTTCCAAGCAGGTATCAGAACCATCTGATATTATCTTCTATTTGTTATATCCTGGAATATATTTCTTTTCCCAACCTTTATTCAAGTATTCTTGTAATAATTCTTTCTTTATTTTTTTATTACCTTCTTTTTCACACCAAACCCAACAAGTTCCATATTGAGAATTTTTTTCGCCCTTTTGGTGTCCAATCAATTTAAATGTTGTATTTCGTTTTTGTATAACTTCTTGCGATTGTAGATGATCTGCACTAAAAGAATTATTCTTTACTTTACTCTCGTATATTTTTTTATTCCAATCTCGTCTTTCTTCTTCAGATTTATTGTTTATCCCTCTTGATATTGCTTTTTTATATTCCGCATCAAAATTTTCATCGCTTTTTCTTTTTTCTAAAAGTTTTGAATTCATATCTTTTAAATGCGGATATTGATGCGTAAAATGATCTTTACCTATATGGTCCCAACCGCCATCTAATGTTTCTTCTTTTAGATTTGCCCATTTTTTAGATTTAACAATATCGTTTTCTGAACTAAACTTCGTAGAAACTTTTTTACATTCTTTTTCATCATTAAAGAGCCCAATTATTTCCGTAGTTACATCGTAACCGTGTTTTTTAATATGTTTTTTCCAATAACTTCCAGAACCTTGATATTTTTGCGGATCTTTCGAAACGGTTTTTCCAAAATACTTCAACCCTGTTTTATTATGGGTCTTAACATAAAGATAAGTTGGTTTAAACATATATGACTCCTCATAAAGGAAATATTTATAAGGAATTAAAACTGCGGAGGGTTGGTGGTATTGATCCCCTGACCTTTCGGTTCCAACTGCTTTCAAGGCAGTGCTAGCATCCCCGGCTAGATAACCCTCCATAAAATATGCACCCCCAGAAGGATTCAAACCCTCTCTACAATGTCCGTAGCATTGCGTGCTATTCATTACACTACAGGGGCATAAATGGTAGTCGGGGAGAATTACGATATCTCGACTTACGCAGTGTAAATGCGTCACTCTGCCTCTGAGTTACCCGACTAAAATTCTTGATACAGTGAACGCTCGCCGGTCGTTTTAGGACACTTGTTATTGCTTAGGCATAATGCCAACAAGGTTATGTATCAAAGGTCGCCTTTCGGTTAGACCTAAATTGGTGCATCCGGTTGGAATCGAACCAACATCCTCGGATTTTCAGTCCGGTACATGAACCATCACTGTCACAGATGCTTTGGGGTGAGCAACGGGTTCTGACCCCGTGCTTCCTCTTTCACAGAGAGGGGTGCTACCATTACATCATAACCACCATAAAATTTGGTTTCGGGACGTGGACTCGAACCACGATTCACAACTTCAAAGGCTGGTGTCCTACCAATTAGACGATCCCGAATCAATTTATCCTTTTTGTTAAAGAGCGAACTATAAGATATTCTACCTCATAGTCTAGGAAAGTAAAGCCTTTCCCAATAGGAAGTTTTTCACCCCCAATAAAAAACCCGGTTTCTTTCGATTCCGGGTTTTTTGAATTCTTTTGTTAAACTACAAACTAATCAAAAAACCCTCTTTCCCTGGATTGATTGCGATCAATATTTTTCGCGCAATAATCCATATGCCATTCTAATGACACTAAACGGGGTATAAATGATGTGAGTAATTTATTCATAACCCTATTTATATAAAATTTATACCAATTTTCTGATTTTCTTAAAATATTTTTAATTCTTTTTCTCTTTAAGATCTCGCGGTTCTCGGCTCTCGCATATAAACCTATTCCAAAAGATTCTCAAAGAAATCTCTAAAAGATTCTCCAAAAGATTCTCCAAGAAATCTCTAAAAGATTCTCTAAAAGATTCTCAAAGAAATCTCTAAAAGATTCTCAAAGAAATCTCCAAAAGATTCTCCAAAAGATTCTCCAAAAGATTCTCCAAAAGATTCTCCAAAAGATTCTCCAAAAGATTCTCCAAAAGATTCTCAAAGAAATCTCTAAAAGATTCTCCAAAAGATTCTCCAAAAGATTCTCCAAAAGATTCTCCAAAAGATTCTCCAAAAGATTCTCAAAGAAATCTCTAAAATGTATCAACCCTTTTCGCAATAGGAAGTCTTTGACTTCCGATAGAAAAATCAAAGGTTTTTCGTGTATTTCTCCTCGCGAAAAAATTTTTGCGATTGATGAATAATTTTCAATCACTGTAAAAAGGGGGGTGTCCAAATATCTTCGTTAATCTATCTCGCAACTCAAATATCTTCGTTAATCTATCTCGCAACTCAAATATCTTCGTTAATCTATCTCGCAGCTAGTTGGCATATGGGAACCCGCACAAGAAGATCTCTTTGGAGAAATTTGCTAAGCAATCTACGAAAGGGGGTGGGGGGGTGCATTACCACCTTACAACATACATCATTCAGCCATTACCCTTCTATTTTCCCTAGAGTTTTGAACGTTCTATATCTGGTATCAAACGACACTGGTTTTTTGAACATATCTGGTATGTCGTATCCATTTTTGAAGTAACCAACGCAGCGTTGTTTGTTTTCGGTTACGACGTATATGTTACTTGGAAAGTCCCATTTGGTTGTTTCTTGGAGTAGAAGGTACATCATTGTGATAGTTTGTTCGGTGGATAAAGCTCCTTGAATCGCTCGGTTAGCATATCTACCAGTGGTTGTTCACGGTAACTGAACTCATCGGGTACGTTTAAGTTGTGAACTGGCTTTTCCCACCCATGCTCTTCAAGTAATCTTTTGACTGCTTTATGGTGACTTTTGTCAAACACAACTACCTCATCTGCCCAAGCAAGTTGTACAGCATCAAGAACCACCAACGCATATTCTTCGCTGTAACCCACTGCTCTGGTATTGAAGTTCCAAGGGTCACGCGATAATACCCAAGCTGCCGTTGGTGATCTGAGTAGCCCAGCACTGCATACACAAAGGACTTTCTTGAAGTCACCTTGATATGGGTTGGTTACGTTGCCTAACCGATTTCTTGTTACTTCTGCCATTTTCATTCTCTATAGATTAGTGAATTTCATTTCAGTTCCTCCTCAACTGTTACTCTGATATCAATTCCATTTCAGTGATTGAAAAATCAGGACGTAAAAACTTTTTCTCTGCTTCCCTTTCTTCAAATGATTTCCAGAATAACATATCATTCATACGAAAATCAATATAGGTTTCTGCTAATTCTTTTGAAGCATATACACCCATAATTTCGGGTTCACCGCTTTCGAAATACTTTACCAGATAAACTTTCATTTTAGTCTCCGCATTCTACGTCAACAACATCAAGTTGGACGCTATCCCAGTTATTCGTCGAGCGATCCTCCTGCATCTCGCATTCAAGGGCTTCTTCCATAGTGTCAAATTCGAATACAGTATGCGGACCAAAGCATTCGCGGTAGAAACAATTAACAACAAATTTCTGTTTCATTATATTCCTATTACAGTTTCTTCAACGATATCATAGTGGGATTTGTGATCAAATACTTCGCAGCACCAATCAATATGTTCTTGTGCTAATTCTTTTGTTGCAAATACTCCAAGGAGTAATGTTTCTTCATATCCTTGTTTTGTTACGATGAAGACTTTCATTTTTGTTTTCCTATTCTACAGTGATTTCTTTCATTATGTAGTCACCACCTTTGCGTTCCACATACTCTTTTGCCTTTGTTTCAGAATCAAAGATTTTCTCGAGGTGATTGAAACAATCCATTGTGGGTTCGATGTATTCAACGTAGAAGACAGCATAAACTTTCATAATATTTACTTCTTATATAGATTTTTCAATGATTCATTATCGAACAAATGACATTCATACCCTTTTTCTTCCATCAACTCCCGATAATCACAAGCATCAAAAAATTTGGTAAACTTCTTCCGTTCTACTAATACCGGATCAGTATCCGCTGATAGCTTCCAAGTATATACTTCATAAGTCATTTTCATTCTCGAGTTGGTTTTGACTACAACTATAGGATACTACAATCTGGAAGGAAGTAAAGTCAGCGGCTTTTTCATTTTCCAAAAAACCATTCCTGATAGTAATGGGTGCGATCCTGAGACACACTGGTAATCTTCCAACCACATTCTTCGCAGAATGCGAGAGCTTCCTCCTTGGTTGGGAATGCGACAAGGCTAAATTCATCAGTGTTATCTGCGATAATTGTCCACAGTAGTTCTCCTATGTCCTTGTCAAGGTCATAGGAGAACTTATGATCTATGCTGACAGAAAAATCTGGTTTGCTAACGGTTTTGATTGCTTCTATATAAGTTTCGTCTAACATTTCCGCCTCTACATTTTTGTTTTGACTACAACTCTAGGATACCGCAATTCGTCAGGAAGTAAATTAGCGCATACCAAGTTCGGTCATTGCTTCTTCAAAGAGTCTGGCGTTGCTTCGAGATAGCTCGAGAGCAGCTTCATCAGTCATTTGACCAGCCTTCTTCATTTGCTCAACAAGTTCATTGAGTTCTGCGGGAAGATCAACTCGAACGCCGCTGCTACCTTGCCACAACCAAAGAGATACTTCGCTCTTATCACCACACTGCCAGGCAAGTGCTTGATTGGTCACTTCGACTCGGAGTTCCCAAGAGTAACGGGAGAATTCCGCTTTAGCAGTGACTACGTTGAAGCAACCATTGTACAACTTAACTTCGAGGTTGCTATTGAGGAGCCTTTTGAGGGCTTGTTTGGTCATAGTTGTTCTCAGGTTGGTTTTGACTACAACTATAGGATACCGCAACTCTTCAGGAAGTAAAGTCCAACTTCGCCCAACCAATTCCTTTACAAAGGAAGAATGATGGTACACCCATGTAGTCTACCTCAACGACGTCTCCAACATTGACTGTGCGAGCGTCTTTGAAGACGAATTTGCGATCAAATTCTCGCGACGGATTGTTTGATAGGTCGAATACATCCTCTGCTGCTTCCTCTCCAATCAATGGAGAGTAGAATGGTTCATGTGAGGTATATTCTCCAAAGGTGTCTTGGACCAACTTCTCTACTGCCTCTGAGGTGCAGAGAGTGCGACGCATTGAGAGTGGAGCGAAGTGTACAGTGATGATAGCCATGATTGTTCTCCTTTATTAGTGCTTCTTGCTGAAGTACATTGGACGATAGTTGACGTTGTTCAATCTATCGGGAGACCAAACGCACCAGGAATGAAGAGGTTGTGGTTCAGCACCCTTGAATTGTTCAGACTTGGAGCCAACCCCTCGACGATAACGACAAGACACAGTGTTCTTGGTTCTGACTTTCTTTGTTGGAAGAGTGGTGATTGTACCACCAGCAGCAAGGAATTGTTCAAGCGATTGAGACAAGGACTCACGAACTTCTTGTTTGTTCATTTTCGTTCTCCAGTTGGTTTTGACTACAACTATAGGATACTACAATCTCAGAAAAAGTCAAGCGTCCTTGTCCCAGTCCCATGGGTGTTTTTCTGCATAATCCAACCGATCCATATGGTCTAAAAATTTTTCGCAAAGAGCATACACATTTTTCAGCGAATGAAAATCGTCGCCAGGAAGTTGAGCTTCGAGATCTGACATGTTATCGGCATTTGCCATGTAATTTACATAATCCTCAAGCGTCATTTTCGTCATTTCGTTTCTCCAGTTGGTTTTGACTACAACTATAGGATACTACAGGAGAGTAGGAAGTAAAGGGTGAAGCATTCCTGCTATGTAGATGAGGAGCATTACCCCATTGACTAGAGCAATAGACAGTTTATGATCCAGGATCGCCCAGGTTAACCACAATACACTGCCAAGGTTAAGGAATATGAGGTTGAATGGGTGATAATCAAATGCAGTGAGGAATGCTCCTATGATTGTCACCAGAGTTGCCACCCATTCTAAGATTTTCATATATCGGGAAACTTGTAAGATTCTTGAACAATAGAGGTGGAGTAAGAATACTTCTCCTTTCGTTGATAATCCTTTTTCTTATCGCGATACACTTTCGATTGATTGAACTTGCTCATATTCTTTGCTACGGGATTGGTCGTTGAAATCTTGCGTTGAGACATAAGAGTAAGCTCCCATTGAGATTAGAAGTAGAAAGTATTTCATTGTAATACGAAGAAAAGAAATGCAGTTACTGTTAAGAGAAATGAAAAGTATACAATTTCGTTTGTGTATCGCATTTATTCGCTCCAGTAACCTCTTGCGCAGATATCGCTAGAACTAATGTCTCTGTCATACACGACATTCTTGAACTCATCAGGGTTGTCTGTAAGATCAAAGTGTCCGTATACTACCACACCAAACTTGCGCGACAAATTCTCTAATTGTGTAATGAACTCCTGAAAGTTTGGATTGGTTTTAGTATAGAAATCATTGCTGTAATATGCCATCATTTGCTCCCCTGGTTTACATGTAATTGGAGTTTGGCGATACGATCATGAAGGACTTTCATTTGTTTCTTGGTCAGCCCCATTTCGTCAAGGTCTGTCTGGAGTTCAGCAACAACCATTCCAAAGGCATATGCATAATTGTGTTCACCCATTCTTTGTTTGGACTTTTCCAAAGCGAGACCAGAGAGAGTATCAAGCATTTCGTATACGTTCATTTCGTTTCTCCAGTTAGTGACTACAACTATAGGATACTACAATCTGATAGGAAGTAAAGCCTCTATCAGCAGTCGCATTCCTTTCTTCCTTGTTGACAATCTCCAGAACATCCATTATGCTTCGGCAGGGTAGATCATTCTTCTTCTTCATCATCAATCGCGCTGATAACGATACCAGGAGTGCAGGTTACTTCAGTGAACTTCTCACCTTCTGCTTCCATTGCACGGATGGTCAGTCGCATTTCGCGAGTGCATTCTGCTTCGGTTTTGAAGTCATTTGCAAGAACTTCACCATTCAGGAATACAACGGCTAGGATCCAAGACATTTCGTTTCTCCAGTTATTGTTGACTACAGGTATAGGATACTATATATTGGAAGGAAGTAAAGTCAAAGAATGATATTGATCTGCGCTTGATGACCGAAATATCCTGTACCACCACATAGGGGCATCTTTGCTCCTTGTCAAGCACTTCGAGACAATTTTTATACAAACATCAGACGATTATAATTTCTTATTTTAGAACTTTTATTAGAATGATGTTCTCTAAATTTAATATCAATACCTTTTGCTTTCATGAAAACACTTAAATCACAATCCTCTTCCAGATATACATCATCTTTTCTGATATATGAATATTGGCTGATTTCATGTAGGATATTGAGTTTAACTAATTCGCTTAACTTAACCTTGAGCCAACCGTGTCCCGGATCAGCATAGAAATCATATACTTTTTTCATGATGTTCTCCTGTTGAAAGAGCGTTCGTTTTAGTGCCTTCCGCGGACTTTGTTAGTTCTTCAAAGTATTTCAAAGAACCCAAGCTCGGTGTGGGAAGGTCGTCCCTGTCTCCATACCACCAATCAAGGTATGGCTGCAGGTCTGAGTTTACGTGTCCTGACCTCTCGTATTCGTAGGCATCGGCCAAAGCCCAACCATCTTGGTTGGAGGTAGTGACACTGATCAGGTCATCAATTATGGTCATGGTTTTTTATCCTGTTAAGTCAAACCCAACCTTTCCCTACAACATAGAGAGGGCATTTGTCTTTCAGTATATCTATGACATCAATCGGAACTTCGTACATTCCTTGACCATGAGCATTCTTCCCAACCAAGACGTATGGGATGTTGTATTTCTTCAGGTCAGAAACGAATGGACCGAATATAGTTCTGTGGGTTGGATACATTGTTGTTCTCCAGTTATTGTTGACTACAGGTATAGGATACTACAGCGGGGGAGGAAGTAAAGTCCTAAAGAATCGGAAGTCCGTGATGAGACTTCCGACCAGATTTGACAATCCTCGGGATGCGAGGGGAGCGTTTCCCAGAACCAACGATAAGATGATTCAGAGTGAAGATAAGAGCAAGGCAGAAGATGTAACCCATTGTTGTTCTCCAATTGACAACTATAGGATACTACATTCAAGCAGGAAGTAAAGTGGCAACGGCGAAGGGTGTAGTCGAACGAGGAACGAGTCCTCTGCCTGGAGAGCATTCGCCGTTGCCGTGAACTCAGTTATGCTGGACCATCATAGTCATAATCGTCTTCGTAATCATATTCGTCTTCCTCTTCTTCCACATAGGGATCGGTCTCTACAGATACTTCGCCAAACTTGATCACGCCATCCCAGTTTGCTTCTCCGCGACCGCCAGAGGTGTGGAATGCCTTCTCAAAATTGTGGATCATACCAAGATCACGGATCTGGTCTTCGGTAAGATCTTCGCTGATATCCTCGATGCGAATGCAACCGATTAGTCCAGCGTCAACGTATAGCGTATCATTGGTGCTGGATTGATAAGATCCGTCACCGTATGCAGTTCCGTAGGTAGCGAATCGGCGACCATCAGAGAGATTGAATTCTCCATCCAGGCAATCATGTCCGTCGATAGTGATTGAACAGAATTCTTCCCACTCAGGGTGCATCACGTATGCTAGATCGCCGATGTAATAAGTTCCTGCTTGCATCATGTTCGTTTCTCCAGTTGTTTGTTGACTACAGAGTTATTATACCTGGACGAGGACGGAAGTCAAGTCTCCAATTCAAACTCTTCGACGTTTTCTTCCAAGCGATCATAGTGCTTGATAAACTTCTTACACAGATCATACAGATGAGACTTTGCTGATTCTTCGTACTGATTGAAATCCATATCCTCCCAGGAGTCTGCTTCGATCATGTAGTTTACAACCTGCGCCATTTCGAGAGAAGAGTTCTCCATCATGCAATAAGACATCGAGGTCATTTTTGTTCTCCTGTTAGTTGCTTTGATAGGTTTATTCTACCTGAATGGACGCGGAAGTAAAGTGTCCCGATGAACTTCCAACCACTCATCCTCTACTGCTGCGGTGAAGACAAATTTCTTGTCTCCAGCTTCCAGGAGCCAGAAGCCTTTGAAGTCATCAGCATATACCGCATTGGTTGCTCCCACAAAGGAAAACACTTCTTTGACGAAGGTATACTCTGAGTTGGCATTGACTTTGAACAGTTTCATGATGATCTCCTGTTGGTTTTGACTACAACTATAGGATACTACATTCAAGCAGGAAGTAAAGTGGGCAGGGTGGTGTAGTCGTTTCCCTGGAGTGGAACACCCTGCCCATGGAGAACTCAGTGCTTAAAATTCCTCTGCCCAATGATTATATGATTCATCCTCACCCCACCCCACTGAGGTCATTGCTGAATCAAATTCCCCATCCATGGAGTCATCATAATCATATGGTTCATCTTCATAATCTTCGTTTGGTTCGTCAACGTCTGGATAATTGCCCATGTTATACCTCAAAAGTCAATCTTGCGTACGAAATCAAGCCCATAAGTCCAATATTCACCTTCCATTCTCACATCACCAAGGTCTTCACCCAATTCAACCAAACCATATTCAGTTTCATCCAGCGAGTTTAACCAATTATCAATAGTGGCAACGACAGGGTAAACATCATACCATTTGATGCAATCGTGATGAAAAACAATCCTTTCTGCTTCATTAAGACTAGGTTCACTCCAGATTTCCGCGAATGCTTCCTTTACATCAGGAGGGCATTCGTTATATACAGTAGGATCGATGGCGATAACGATTTCAGAACGATAACCCATTTTCATTCTCCAGTTAAAATTGACTACAACTATAGGATACTACAATCAGTTAGGAAGTAAAGCTGTTTTCCAGTTCAACTTCCTGTTCCAGTCGCATGATCTGTAAGGTAAGATGTTGCCATTCCTCAATGGAAACGGCGCAATCACGCTGAAGGTACAGTTCATCAATGAGATCTTGTTTTGTCATCTTTGTTCTCAATTAGCGACTACAAGAATAGGATACCGCAATTGGGTAGGAAGTAAAGCTGCTATGGAGCAGTAACAACTTCTGCACTTCCCACCTCAATGCCGTATTTTGGTATACAAAATTCATCCTTGAATTGTATTGCCTCTTGCTCTGTTTTGAACATTTTGATGTAATCCATTACAGTTGTCAATTGTACCTTTTGAGAAGCAGAAAGATACCTTGACACAAACATATTGTTGACTTTGATTGAATACATATTATTTCCTTGGATAGAAATAGAAATATGTATTCGGGAGATTATTATGCTTTAATCAGACCAAACGTGTCTCTTGAATCTTCACCTTCGCTTAGCAAAGTCTCAAACAATTCTTGCTGAATATCGTAACCAGCCTCAATTGTATAATTAATGACTTCCATACAAGCATTGGTGAAAGACATACCATTATCAGAAGGAACAAGGTAAGAATTAGAAGAATCAAGAACTACAGAATAAGTCATATACACCTCAAATGTTAATTAAAAAAGAATCAAACAAACTTAGTCAATTTAGATTTAGTTAACCTCCTACAACATTTTATCAAGCAATCGCGAGGCGAAAACGACGTTTGAGGGTGCCGTGCACGATTATGCAAGGGTCTCCTTTGCGAGCATTAAACCCACCAGAGCAAGCAGTACAATCAACGCAAAGCATACGTTTCTTGCCCTCATCAGAAGCAGGGCAGACGAATTCACCCTTCAGAATGTCTTCCTCAGTAGTACGGACGCGGAAGGTGCGCCAGCCTAATGCCTTGGCTTCAGCACGTTCCTGCTCAGAGTCAGCAGATGCCATACACCATTCCTGAACGTGGTTGGCTTTGCCAGACTTCCATTGATGGGTATATCCCGTGTGGGATTTAGAACCATATAGAAGAGTTGCCCATACATACCCAGGAACAGCAGCAGGATCGCCATAAGTACCAAGACGAACAGCGCGATTATCGCAAGCACGGGCAGCAGCGGAAGGATCATAAGGATAGATTCCGCGAGCAATGCCTTTGGTGACAATCGTTGGACCCTGACCAACATTCACGTAGCAAGCACCACCCTTACCACGACGATGCTTACATTCACCGCAGATAGATTCGTCTGCAAGGGACTGGTAGTTGGCAACCGGCATTTCACCGTTGTCAACCAGGATGTAGGTCTGGATCATGTTGCCAGTCTTGGAGTTCTTGGATTCCTTGGTGATTGCTACAACAACGATCGGTTTGCCATCCAGAAGAGAAGGACCGCGATAGATGATGTATCCAGAAGGTTTCTTTGTCATTTCAGTTCTCCAGTTTTGTCTGACTACAACTCTAGGATACTACATTCAAGCAGGAAGTAAAGGAGTTCCCCTTTCGTCCATAAACTTCAACAGGACTTCGAGTCCGTACTGAACCATTTCGCGGAGAAGAGTTTCGTCATCCCACTTCGGTTTGGCAGGGTTGCCGTGTGGGAACTCAAGGTTAGCGCGGATTTCCTCAGCAGTCTCCCGATTACCCCACTTGCGTTGGATCTCGAGTTGTTGGGCAACGTAAGCATCCAGCAATGCTTCGCGTTCCTCAGCGGTGATGGTAACACCCTGGACGTTATAAGCGCAAGGATCGTTCGCACGTGTGGCAGCGCCAATGCTATATTCGGTCATCGTTTTTCTCCAGTTTTGTCTGACTACAAGGATAGGATACCGCAATCGGATAGGAAGTAAAGTGGTTTTGTTATTGACTTCCTACAGTGGACACTTTAAAACTGCTGACACATTATGCAACGGATCAGATACCACCTCTCCAACATCAACGCTTGTTACCTTCTTTGCTGGGTTTGCCAATAAAGAATTCAATCCTGGATTCAGGGAACATTCATGGAAGGAGCATCCAGATAAGAATAAGAATAGAATATATCGCATCCATTATTTATCTTCCTATCAATACTTTGAGCCATTCTGCTTGCGAATATATTTGTCAATCATCACATTAACATCCAATTCTGTATATTCGTCTGGGATAGAAACGTCATATGTATATTCGTTCCCATATACAATCTCGCGACCATGTTCCTTTACAAACTCTAGAACGAATTGATTATAATCTACATCAAGTTTGTTCTTTGTAAAGATATCGGCAATAACACGTTCAATCCTGGCTTTCTCTGCAGACAAATTCTCCTTATCAGTTGATTCCTCCCAATTCTTTAATGAAGCATAAGCAATCAGTAACAGACAATTTTCTTTGCGTTCAAATAAGGTTTTCATATTATTTCTTCATATCAATAAAAGACCAAGAAGAGGCAGGGTATCTATGCGGCGCTTTTGGACCAAAGAATAGTTTTTGATGTCCAGTAACAGGATGACGCACCTTTACTTTCTGTGCTGTTTGAGTTACAACTACTCCTCCATTAGCAAGAAACTGTTCAATATCAGCCGTCAATTGATTGCGAAGCTCAACCTTGTCCATTTTCGTTCTCCAGTTATTGACTACAAGGATAGGATACTACAATCAGACAGGAAGTAAAGTCTCTGACTTCCTATCAATAATGATGCCGGGATCCTACATAGTTGAAATCGTCCAGGGGATCGCTTTCATCCTCTTCCTCCTCGTCTTCCTCATAAGCAAAGAATTCATTGACAGCGCACATATCCTTGACTTCTGCTTCTGACATATACGATAGGGCAGCAGTAAGCGCATCACGCGGATCAA